CGTTTGCGCCGTTGTCGTCGTAACCCCAGTTGGACATGATGTCCCTCCCATTTAAGTGTTGAGGCCATAGTCGCCGCCCGGGGAGGCGGCGCCCAGCTCCTCTAGTTGGTTGCCCGGTCTTAGATACGATGCACAAGGGCCGGTCGATCTCATGCACGGTGGGCGGCGGGGACTCGAACCCCGCCGTATGCCATTCGCCCTTACTGCGTTACCTGTGAGCCACCGAGCCCGGCCCTGCCGGTTCCAGTAGCACCACTAAAGGCGCCTCTCTCTCTGGAGAGGAGCCTACCCTTAGTCTTCAGGGCATCAGCATCGCCCTCGAAGATCGCCTCTTCGGACTGTCGCTGGCCCCAGTCCTCGCCGTAGATCTGACCGAGAGCCTGGAAGGTTTCCAGTTCGGTAGCCACCTGCGAGTAACCCTGTCGAGCTTCCTCCTGACCGATGCCCATCAGTGCAAGCTGTTCGGCGTAAGCCTTGTCGAACGTGAGTCCCTGGTTGAGGGCCTCGGCGCCGACGGCCGCCGTGGCGGCAGACTTCTGGAGGTACGGAAGAGCCTTGGTCGGATTCAGGAAGTAGGCCGTGAGATCCGAGTCGGAGATGCCCATCTGGTTGAGCGCCTGCTTGTAGCCGGGCGCTGCCAGGATGGTGGCCTGGGTTGCCAGGTCCACCCGGGACTGGATCTCGGACGGGCTGGTGTTCTTCCCGATCCACGTAGCGAAGTCTGAGTTCTGATCGTAGAAGCCAACAGGCAGTCCGGCTGATGCCATGATCTGTCGATAGCTAGCTTCGACCGAAAGATACTCGGCGGGGGAAAGGACAGGAAGGCCAGCCTTCTTGCGTGCCTCGTTCCCCGCGAACCGCTCCTTGTACTCCGAGGTGTCCTGGAGCAGCAGACTGATCGTGTCAGCCGAGAAGCCATCCTTGACGTAGTTGTAGATGTTGTCGGACAGAGACTCAAGCCCGTAGTTCTTGAACAGCGCCTTGACCGCAAGGTAGGCATCCCGGTCAGCTCCCCTGAGGAGCTTCTCGTACTCACCCTTGGACTCGTAGACCTTGTTCTGCGCAGTGACGACGCCCTCTTTGAGCCTGCCAAGGCTGTCCTTCATCGCCGAGATCTTGGCGTTGATCTTGCTGATCTGAGCGTTGTAGGCTGCGAGAGCCTTCTTGTCCTTCGAGCTAGGCTTCTTGATCCTCTTCTTAGCCGCCTCCTGGGCGGCTATCTGAGTCTTGACCTTGTTGACCTGAGCCTCGGCCTGCTTCAGTTCCCACTCAGGAGTGCGGGTAGGGTTAGGGTTCAGGCCCTGAGGGGCCTGCCCTACGGAGGCTCCGGTGTTGCCGCCGGTATTACCATACACCGGCATGATCGCTGCCATCTTGCCTCCTTAGTACTTGAAGCCGAAGTCAGCCAGCACCTGGTGTGCCACCTGCATCAGGCTGTCCTGTGCGTTCTTGGTCTTCTTCCAGCGAGGATCTGCTCGCAGCTCGTTCTCAAACTGCCAGAGCGGCTTGACCGAATTGGCTCCGGTCTGGGGATCCTTGTACTGGAGGGCCTTCTTGATCGTGCCAGAGAACAGGTTGACGCTGCCTGCTGGCAGCTCCAGGATCTGAGACATCGACTGGAGGTACGGTGCAGCGATGTCGGCCACCGTCTGACCGGCGTCGATCTGCTTGGACCACTGTCCGTACGTCGCCTTGGCCTGCCTGCGGATCACGTCTTCCATGTCCTGCTGTGTGGCTACGCCACGGATGACCGCTCTGGTGTTGTCGGCATACCAGCCACCAGACATCGTCACACCCATGTTGTAAGCGTACGAGTGAAGCGCCTCCTGCACTTCCCCCGCCTGGCCCTGCCACTTGTCACCCTTGAAGGTGACGAACTTACCGATCTCGTAGCGAAGCTGCGAGTCGTTCCAGCCCTTCGCTACCACGTTGTAAGCCCAGGTGTTCATCTTCTTCAGCAGGGCCGGAGTCTCGACGAGACCGAGCTGGCCAGCGAGCTGTCGAACCTGGATGAACGCCTGGTTCAGATTCTGCTTAGCTGTGGCGGGATCGCCGTAGCGATCCATCAGGTAGTCCCGCTCGTTCTTCGAGTGAGTCTTCCACCACTTGGTGTCTCTGAGTTCTGCCTGGAACTTCGAGGCTGTCCACTGGCCCTTCACGGCCTTGTTGAACAGCTTCTTCAGCTCAGGGTTGGAGTCGAACAGGGCTTCGATGAAGCCGTACTGCTCGGCCAGCTCATCTCTAGCCAATACCCTCGCCTCCGGTGCTGACCCACCAGACGTGGATCCCTTGGATGTTCCGCCCCCGGCTGGATACTTAAGAGCGTTCTTCATCACGTTGTCGACGTACGCCTTGATGGACGGTCCGCCCTGCTGGGCTCGTGTCGACATGTGCAGGTTGGCTGAGCCAGGCCCACCGTACCAAGCAGCAGCGGCGCCTCGGGCGCCGTACTTGTTCCAGTAGGACTTCAGTTTGCCTCGGGCTACAGCATCCTGCGCTTCTGGGTTGTTCAGGAACTGCTGAGTAGTGAGGCTTCGTCCGTAGTATGCCTTGGTCCATCCGGGGATGTTGGACTCAAGCACCTGGTACTTACCATAGGCCCGGCCGTAGCTGGTACGTGGACCCACGGCCTTATAGTTGCCGCCCGACTCCTGTTCGACGATCGCCCGGAAGAACTGTTCGAATGTGATTGCCACACTGCCTCCGGTGGTCACGTTGATGGCGAGCAGCAAGCCCGCCAAGAACTTAGCTAGCCAGACCCATATCGCGTAGAACTTGCACCCCCACGCTCATGACCCCATCCTTGGCCTTGTCGGTCTGAGCCCATCGGGGGTCAGACCTCAGCTCCTGTTGGAAGTCGTACAGGTTGATACCTGCAGGCTTCCCCTTGGCGTCCAGTCGGTTGAGTGTGTTCTTGATGATCGGCGTAGTCACGTCGATCGAGTGGTCCGGAATCTCCAGTTCGTCAGCCATCATCTGGATGTACGGTGAGGCGATGTCCTTCACCGTGATACCAGCGTCGATCTCCTTGGCGTAGCTCGGGAACATCGACTTGGCCGACTCTCTGATCTGAGACTCGAAGTCCTGAGTAGTAGCTACCTTGCGGACAACCTGCTGGGCCTGGTTCTTGATCGCCTGGTCGGTCAGCTTGATGCCCATGTTGTACGCGTACTCCTTGATGGTGTACTCGTGCATCGCGGCCTCTCCTCGGAGAGTGCCATCCTTCGTGAAGGTGACATACCCGCCGAGAGCGTACCGAAGCTGATCCTCTTGCATGCCGGTCTCCAGCATGTTCTTAGCGATCTTGGAGATCTTGGACTCAGGGACAGCGGCCCCGATCTCAGCAGCAAGCTGTCGAACCTGGATGATCGCAGCAGAGAGCTGAGCGTTCCATGTGGCAGGGTCGGTCTTCTGGGTGACCTGCGCTTGACGCCTGGTCTCCGAGTTCTCTTTCCACCACTTGGTGTCTCGCAGCTCGGCCTGGAACTTGTCTTGGGTCCAGGTCTCATCCACCGCCTTGCCGAACAGCTTCTTCAGTTCAGGGTTGGAGTTCAGGAAGCCGTGAGCCCAGCCGTAGCTAGCAGCCAGCTCTTCGGGAGTCAGCTTCGGAGACTGCTCGTAGTCCGATGCTGAAGCCCCTGTGGCGTGGACGCCGCTGATGCGGCGCCCTCCCATGAACCTGTCCATGTAGTAGCCCTTAGTCATGTCTGCGATCTCCACAGACTTGCCAGGGCGGGGAGTGTGGATCATCTTGCCATCACCCAGGTAGATCCCGACGTGATCGGGTCCCTCCTTGGATGAGGTGTCGAAGAACACCAGATCGCCGGGCCGAAGCCCCTTGATCCCCACGCTCTGCCCCTCGCCTATCTGATCGTACGTGACGCGGGGGAGAGAGATGCCGAAGTGCTTGTACACCTGCTGGACGAATCCAGAGCAGTCAGCTCCGGTCTCCAGGCTGACGCCACCCCAGACGTACGGCAGGCCGATGTAGTTCTTAGCGAAGTCGCCGATCGCGACGCCGTCAGTAGCCATCATCCCCCGCCGATCATCTGCATCATCGCATCGAAGTACGTGGTACCTGCCTGGTACTTACCGTACTCCTTGGTGTCCTGCACCGGAGCACTGACGAGAGCAGCCCTGGCGGCGTCTGAGACGCCTCCCGAGGTGGTGCTGGACTCATCGGTCACACGGACTTCACCGGTCGCCAGGTCAGGCGACAGTTGCTGCGTGACGGTGGTAACCTGCGGGTTCGAGCGCTCTTCAGCGTTGATCGCAGAACGGAACTGAGCTAGCTCCTTGGTTGTCGGAGCCCTACCCAGCAGCTCGGCCAGCATCTGGCTGGCCAGCGCCTTCACATCCTCGGGAGAGGACAGGTCGACACTGCGGTTGGTCGTGGTCCGACTCTTCGGTCCGACGTACTTGATGCGCTCACCGGTAGCCACGTCGAACACCCAGTCGCCTTGGCGCTGGGTTCCGAACTTACCCTTCTGGTTAGCCCAGGTGTCCATCACGTCGAACGGAGTCCACGGAGTCTGGTTCGGCTTGAGACTCTGGTTGAACATGATCGAAGCCTCAACCATGTTCTGCCAGGCCGACTGGATCTGAGGGAGGCCCATGCCGACCTCAAACCCAGGGACCTTGTTGATGATGCCCTTGTTCACAAACTGCCGAAGCTGGGTGTCATCCCAGTGAGTGACGTCCATGATCGCCTCGGAGTACGGAGTCTGGGTCCGGGTGAAGGTGGACCCTTGATAGGATCCACCACCCAGGAAGACGTTGTACTGACTGTAAGGGCTGTTGGAGAACAGCCCTCCTTGAGAGGGCTGGTTGGTCTGAGTAGATGCTTCCTTGAGCTTCGCCTTCATCAGGTCATCGAGGCTGCCAGTTCCCTGGGTCGCCTCGAAGATGCTCTGGTCGTCACCCTTAGCCATAGTGCCCCCTCTCAGGAAAGGTCGTCGCCCTCAAGATACCTGTGGAAGATATCCGAGAACCCGAGGTTGTTGTTGACAAGGTAGAGCTGAAGTGTCCTGAGCTGCATGCCCAGATCGTAGTTATCGCCGGTAGGAGTACCGCCAGCATCGAACGAAACGGACTGTGCACCGCGCTCGTTCAGCGCGGCCTTCAGCTTCTTTCGTTCGGCCAGGTACTGAGCAAGGCCGACAAGGTCGTACCGCATCGGGTCCGACATCAGCTCCTTGTTCTGAACCAGTCGCTCCATCCCCTGGATCCTGAGCTGGACCTTGGAAGGGTTGGCCGAGGCGCCATAGTCCTCGAACCAGTCTTCGTTGGTCTGACTCAGAGAGTCCACCAGGAAGCGCTTCATCTCCTGAAGAGGTTCGGCACCGGCCTGGTTGTAAGAGTGGAACCCGGAGCGGATCAGTTCGGCATCGATCTGGGTGATGTACTTGTTGTACTGCGCCCAGCCGAGATCCTTCTGATTCTCTCGCACGGCATCGAGTGCGGAGATCTTCTCCCTCATCGACTCGCCACCCAGGAACTCGTCCATCTGCTTCCGGTAGACAGAAGTGGAGAACTTGCCCGAGTTGTAGACGTCGCCCACGATGAGCGGCGCCAGGTCGGGATCCTGAGCGATCAGGTCGCCGAACTTCTCTGCGGTGTAGTGAGCAGACAGCGAGGACTGTACACCCATCGACTTGGAGAGGTCGGCGGTGAAGATGAAGTAGTCTTCTCCGTACTTCTTGAAGAAGTTGGCCTTAGCGTTCTCGGGGTCAACTTCCTGCATAGCCTTGTACTGATCCAGGAAGAACTGGTACGGCGAGCCCGTGAGGGGCGTCGCCGCGTTCTGTGCAGGCATGGCCCACGACGTCAGAGCATCGAGGAACATGAACTGCTTGGCCTGCTTGGTGACGCTGTCCATGTCGGGAGCGTCGCCACCGTTGTGGTACTCAGCCATCTGGCGCTGGTAGGATGCCAGCCACGCCTGCTGGTAGGCTTCGTTACCCTTGTCGTCGGTCGTGTAAGCGTTCCAAGCGTCTCGCAGGTACTTCGGCAGCAGCGGGTCCGCCCGGTCGGCTGAGGGCCCGTACGGGATCACCTTGGCCCACTGGAGGAACTCACCCATCTGCGGAGACTTGCGAGCTATCTCGTTAGCGGCGATCTGAACGAACGGACCGGAGCCGGGGTTGAACCACGGATCACCCGGAAGGATCGTGTTGATCGCAGACAGACGAACAGGGATGCTAGCCTTCTTCGACCGGCCCTTCGTGCCGTCAGGCATGCGGATCGTGAGGATCCGATCCTCAAGAGGAACGAACTTCCGATCCACCACCTTGCCGGTAGTCGGGTCGATCACATCGGCATAGCCATCCTGATCCACCGCGTTACCGTTGGAGTCGATCACCAGACCGGCAGCAACAGGAGCGTTGTAGATCTTGGCAGCGGTAGCAGCGAACTGGGGCTTCTCGGCGAGAAGGCCAGCCCACCTGGACAGACCATCGGTGTGGGCCGCGAGGAACGGTGCCACGAAGCGGAGCGCTTCGGTGGCGGTAGTCCTGGTCGGATCGTAGACGACCTGGCTGATGTCCTTGCGAGCCAGCGTGTCAGACTTGTTCAGGAGCTTGTTCATCGTGTCGAGGTCGATGGACTCACCCATCCCCGCCTCAACGCGGTAAGCGATCTCCTGATCCATAAGCTGACGCATGCGAGCCTCTTGGGCTCGCAGGTAGATGGGCTGTCGTGCCATCACATCGTTAGGAACAGTAGACAGTCGGTTGAACCCACGCTCGATCAACTTGTCGATCGCGGCAGCACCCGAGTGGATACGACCCTTAGCGGTGAGCGAAGTGAACTCCTCGCCGTGAACGACCGGGAAGTCGCTCTCGTGGATCGCTCCACGAAGGTCGGCAGCGGTGATCTCCTCACCCTTGGCCAGCTTGGCCTGCAAGCCGGTAGCGGGGGGAAGATAGGCATCGAGAGCGTACTTGACATTCTCGACGTGCTCGTCAGGAGCACGGCCACGAACACCCAGATCCGACAGGTGACGCTTGCCGTCCGGAGTCTTCAGCCACTGCTTGGCCTTGTTCAGCGTGGGGTCTTCAGCGACGAGCCGGAAGATGTCATCCTGCCCGTACTGGAGGTTCACGCCTCGAAGCCATGCATCCATGTGAGTCGGGTTGTCCGGAGCGATCGTGGTCCACGAACCGGTCTTCATCAGGCGGTTCATCTCGATCGCCTCAGAGCGAGCGAAGATGGTTTCCATCGCACGAGCAGACGTGATCTGATCCCGAGGGATCGGGTTAGCCCACTCGTCCGAGAACGCCTGAGGGATCCGGTGACCCTTGTACTCGTAGACGCCCTCACCCAGCCGGTGACCAGCAGCCTTGGCAGACTCGTCGAGCAGCGCACCAGCGTACTGGCCGAACTCGTCGATCACCGACTTGTGGTCGTCGATCCGGGTACCCAGCTCAGCGATCAGGTCGTGATCGGGAGCCTTCTTGGACTTCTCTCGCAGGATCAGGTTCTCAAGATCGGCGATCTCTCCCTGCTCGTGGGTCATCCGGCCCTCGATCAGACCCCAGGCCCGGCCAGGGTTGATCCGGTCAGCCTTCAGTTCGGGGTACTTCTTGCCGATCTCCCGAGCCGCCTCATCTTCGAGGCGAACCACAGCCAGCTTGGAGCCAGCCTTCGCACCGGTGGTAGGAACGTACGAGCCAGCACCAGCATAGGCAGACAACTGGGATCCGCGATTGCGCATCCAGTTCCATCCACCCTGGCCAGCGTCTGCGGCCATCGAGATCACACCGAACTTCACAGCCGAAGCAGCCTGCTCGTCAGACATGGATCGGAGGATGTAGCCCGGACGCAAGAGCGTCGCGGCCTTCCAGATGTTGTTCATCGAGTCAGCGGTAGCCATCACCGCATCCTTGACATTCCCGCCCGCAGCAAGCTGCCGGTTCAGGAAGCCGGAGTTGCGCTGCATGTACCGCTCCAGCTCCTTCACGTCCAGCAGAGGCTGGCTGATCGAGAGCTGAGACTTGGCGAGAGGGGCGATGACGAACGTCTCGCCGTCTTCCACCATGTCAGCGCGAACGCCCTCAGGCGTGCGTGCCGCAGAGAACATCTGGTCGTTCGGGACCTGCCCGGTCAGCTTGTTCATCGTGGAGACCTGACCGGTCTTGACCATCTGGGTTATCTCACGAGCCGCAGCGAGGTTCAAGTCGTACCGGGAAGCCATGTGCTCGATGACCGCAGCGTGGATCCTGTCCAGCTCCTGAGCCCGAGCCACCTTGTCGCCAGCGTTGGCGTAGGTGTTGATCATCCCGAGGCGAGCCTCAGGGTCCAGCTTCGGAACAGCTCGGAGCATCTCGGAGACACGCTCGAAAGCGTCCTCCGCGTTGTGGTCGATCATGGTCTGCGGGACCTTGTTGCCGAACGCGTTGACCACCCGAACACTGGGAGAGTAGAAGCCGTTCCGGATGGTGCGACTGACAAAGCCAGCGTCATCCTTGCCGACCTTGGCTACGTTAGCCCCGGTCATGCGAGCGATCTTCTTCTCAGCAGTCTTTTCTGCACTGCGGGTGGCCAGCGGCCCCTGTCGATACAGGTTGGTGAGTGTGCCGAACAGGTTCGACTCGGCAGGGGTGTACTCATCGATACCCTTACCGAGGGTTCCCAGGACCGAAGCGTAGTAGCCTTCCTTACCCTGGAGCGCACCGATCTGCCGGTTGATCAGGTCGAGCTGGTCAGCCTTCCACTTCTCCGCCCGCAGGATGTCGGCAGAAGCGGTGCCAGCAGCACCGCCCATCGGACGGACACCGTCAAGCCCCTTGATGGTAGAACCAGCGGCAGCTCGGTAGACGTTAGCCTGTCCGGCCAGACGCCCGTAGGAAAGGTCCCAGCCGCGCTGTCGCGGCCCCGGCTCGGTAGGCCGGGGGTATGGAGGCTCGACCATCAGCGGGAGCCGCTGAGAGTCATCTGTGACGTTCTTGGACACACCCAGCACACCAGGCTGAGTCGGAGTACCGAGACCCCGAGCTTCCTGGTTCATAAAGTGCTGGAGCAGATCCGAGTCGTACTTGGCCGAGTCCACCAGGACTCGGTTCTCCTGCATCCTGCCAAGCTGGATCGCGTTGTCCTGAGCCTTCTCTACTAGTTCAACAGCAGCCTTGTTGTCGCCGCCAGCAAACCGCATGAGCAGAGGCATCTCGTCCCGACCCACCTTCGAGAAGGCTTCAGCGAGACGGTAGCGCTCAGGGTTGACTCTACGCCCACGCCCCCAGATGGGGTGCTGGGCGATCTCGGCTGCGGACTTACCCTCAGCCCAGTCGAAGAACTTGTTGACCTTGGTGCTACGAGAAGCCTGCTCGGGGGTCTTGGCGAAAGCCGAGCCGACCTTCTGAGCGAGCTTGTCGGTAGCCATGTAGACGCCGGAGACTCGACGCTGCTGCGTGGCAGGAGCGGTAGTCAACTGCGTGGAGCGAGCAGCCTTGACGCCCTTACTGACAGCGGATACTGCGGCGTACGCCGGGTCAGCACCCATCGAGATAGTGAAGTCTAGCGCGCCGGTGCCAGCCGTGTAGGTCCAGCCCTGCCTGTTGCGCCAGTACTCGGTGTCGTACATAAAGCGTTCGGTGTTCCGCTTGACGGCTTCCCTCTCGGAAGTGCTGATACGGTCAGCGCCCTCGCCGAACAGGCTGGAGAGGGTGGTGCCCTTGCCAGAAGCCTCAGCGGTGTTCTCGTAGTTCATGAAAGCCTGAGCGGGGGAGATGTGCTCGGCTGCATCATAGCTCTCGCCCCAGACCGAAGAGTCCGAGAAGGGGTTGAGCTTGGAGTAGTCGCCACTCAGGTCGGCCTCAGCAGAGGCCAGGAGGGCGGTCGAGAGGGGCTGGGAGATCGCCTCCGAGTAGAGCCAGTAGGCGCCGCTCGCGACCTTGTCTACAGGCCACCAGAGCGTCTTGCCGACGTTCTTGACGATACCCCATCCGGGGATGTTCGACAGGGCCGAGTCGAGGTTACCCAGACCTTGAGCAAACTGAGCCATGAACCCACCGCGTGCAGCACGAGCGATCTCCTGCTGCTGCTGGAGCTGAGCGATCAGCTCGTCCGGCATCGTCCCCGCCGTGAGGGCGCTGTTAGGGTCCGAGTAGAGAGCCTGACCAGCATCCGCCATGTCCTGGTTCCACCAGGTTGACTTGGGCTGGCCTGAAGCGTCGGTGCCCCAGAAGCTGCCGGTACCCTGGTAGCCGATGGACTGGTTGGTGGTCATGTGCCCTCCTAGAGACTTGCCTTCATCTTCCTCACCAGGTTGCGAGCAGCATCGCTGCTGCCCGGCCGGGAAGCGATGTACTCAAGCAGCGGCATATAGGAAGCCATGTAGTTGTTAGCGGTGCCCTGTGTAGAGCTGAGGATCTCTGGACCGGCGCCAGCCCCGAGGGCTGCGCCGTCTGTGACCGGAGTGTCCGGCATCGTAGAGTCGGCATCGAAGCCGACCACACCAGCAGACGGGTCACCGAAGAAGTCGGAGAACGAAGGGGCGACAGCGGCTCCACCGATGTCAGCCCCACTCATCTGCTCCTGGTACTGCGCCTGCTCGCCATAGCCAGCGTTGGGCAGGCTACGGTTAGCCTCAGAGACGGCCTTGTCGGTCCGCTGCGAGAACTGGCCGGGGCCAGATACTGGAGTACCCATAACCTACCCTTCGCTCATCGAGGCATGTGCTTGTCGGTACCGCGAGTCAGGCTGTTCGGGTCGAACGTGCCGGACTGCACAGGACCGGTCTTGGTCCAGTCGTTCTTGTTGACTTCCTGGTTGAGTCGATCCGGGCCCATGTTCGCATCCTGCTCGAACATGCTGAGCTCGGGCGCAGCAAGCGCCCCACCCTTCTCGGACTGCCAGACGCCTTCCGGACCGTGGTTACCAGCGAACCAAGGCTCGCCGATCCCACCTTCCTGGCCGGAGCCAGAGTGAACCTGATTCAGTCCCATGTGTTGATCTCCTTAGATAGCGGACTGTCGTTGAGTGCGGGCTGACATCTGAGCCTTACCACCGCTCGTCAGACCGCTGAGCAGGGTCATCATATCCATGCCCTGCGCTTGCTGCGGAGCCCCGGGAGGAGCACCGCCTTCAGCCCCCTGCGGCGCCTGTGGGGCGCCTCCGAGGAGTGCCGCCATAGGATCCTGTGGGGCAGCCGCCTGGGCGGGCTGCTCCTTGGGCTTGAAGACTTCAAGGACCGCATCATGTACGGCCTTGCCCTTCTCCCTCAGTTCGATCAGCTTGGCGACCTTCTGGAGTTCAGGGACGGGGTCGAACATACCCTGTGACTGTAGGGCCATCTGCGGGATCGCCGTCATGTAGCCCATGACGCCCTGCTTGAGAGCGTCGGTGAACTGCTCGTTGTCGATCTGCTGCTGCATCTGGACTACATCGATGTCCATCGGGAGTTGTCGCTGGAAGAAGTCGCGGGAGATGAGCTGGTCTCCTCGGAGCTGCAGCAGCCCCACGATAGCTCTAGCTGGATCCTGTCCCGCAGCGAAACCATAAGTGACGTCGACCGTATAATCTCCGGCGATGTCCTTGCTCGGGATGTAAGACTCCTCGAACGGAGATCCCTGGACTGTTCCACGTATCGTCCTCTTGTGCTCGCCCCACAGCATCTCGTCCATCTCGAACGCCAGACCGATAGCGATCCTCAGGGCCTCACCCACGACCTGCTGGCCGGTGGTGATCACCGTGTTGAATCCGCCCATCAGGGCCTGCACGCCACGACCGGTGATGATCGAGGCGTCCATGTTGCCAGACCTGGCTTCGGGAGTGCGCGTTCCTACGCGCAACTCCTGTTCGAGGATCTGAGCTTCCTGTAGTGGAGCCACGTTGTTATTGAGCCCGACTCGCATCACCTTGTCGGGATTGTCTGTACGGATGATCGCATCGTCGCCGAAGGTCATCTTCTGCACGTCCCGAGGGACGGCGAGCGGGGCGCGAGTGTTCTTCTCCGCAGCCTCAAGGCCGAGCAGAGCCATGCGAGACTTCGCAAGCTGAACCCAGATGGCATCGTCGAAAGCACCACGGATCTCGTTGTCGTACCCGGGACGCTTGCCGATCGAGACGAACACCTTCTTGAGGAAGTTGTCCATCCGGTCGATCACCTGGTTGCCGTGCTGAGGCAGGTACATCACGATCTGATCGCCGTCAACGTACTTGACGACCTCGATCTCCCGCTCCTCCCAGCCTGCTGCCGGGCCACCTCGGTTAGAGGTGTTGTTGCCCACCAGCACTCGCTGGAGGTGAGGGAACTTGGCGACGAGGTGGATAGCCTCTTCACGCCAGACCTTGGAGTAGCTCTTCAGCCTGCCGAACAGGTCCCACTCGGGGTAGACGCCCATCGGGTTCTCGACCCGGATGTGCGGCCTCATCGTCTCGAAGTCCGGCTCGATCGTGTAGATCACCATGCCGTAGGTCAGATAGTGGTCGGATGCCACGATCTGCTTGCCAGCGTACAGCTTCGACTCACTGAGATACCAGTTAGCGATCTTTGTCTTCTTGGAGTTGAACTGCTTCGCCTTGTTGGTCGTCATGATCCCGGTCGTGCAGTTCACGCTGGGCATCACGCCCATGACCTCAGCCATGTCGCGTGCAGCGGTGTCGACCAGGTTAGCCACGATAGGCTTGGGCCATGCCTCAGGCATGGACCCAGGGATGACAGTATCGATGTCGCCACATCGGACATCGTGTACGTCACGATGGCGCTGATCTCTGTCAGTGGCGGCCCGTCGAAGCGATTCGACCTTACCAAAGATGTTGTCCAGCGTCAGGGCCATGTCCACCTCCTAAATCACTTGGGCTGCGCCACCTTGAGGCGCTTCCACGTTTCGGGGCCGGGGATGCCATCAGCACCCGAGCCGCTCCATCCCTGCTTCTTCTGGAACCAGGTGACAGCCCTCTTGTCCGCCACGGTGAACGTGGGGCCAGGGCCCTGCTTGTAACCCTTGTAGCCAGCCCGGACGAGAGCCTTGCCCAGCTCTGTGATCAGAGCAGACCGACGTCCCAGCTTGAAGTACGACGCGCCCGGGAAGGGGGCGTACACCGGCTTCGGCTTAGCGGTGACCGGAGCCTTGGTCGGCTCCAGCTTGCCAGCCTTCACGAGAGCGTAAAGAGCGTCTCCAGGGCAGGCGGTCGCGTAACCGTCTCTGTGCCCCTTGATCTCCTTACCCGTGCCGTGATCACGGAGATACTGGATCACCTCCTTGATAGCAGTCACAGCCGCAGACGAGGGGGTAACGACACCCTTCGTCCCGCCCATCCAGAGGATGGCGTAGTGGGTCCGGTTCAGCGGCTGGGAGCCGTTGGCTCCGGTCCGCTTGCCTAGACCACGACCCTCGAAGATCACACCGTGGTTACACACCGCCCAGTTGTAGGCGACATCGGAGTAGCCCTCGGCGGTGTTCGCCAGATGGGATGCTCGGATAGCCTTCCATCGGTCGTCGCACTTGGAGTGCTCGACCTCTGGGACCGAGGTACCTTCGTAGTGGATCTTCACCCCCTTGACGGGGTCTGTCTGGCTGGGCGCCGCCGAAGCGGGCCAGCCGAGAGTCTTACGGGATACGTACTGCATCAGGTTTGCCACCATTCTTGTTGTATGTTCTGGCCGAGGTAGTCCAGATCGATGGTCACTTGCTTGCGCTTGTCGTTCTCCGAGTGGTAGGAGTTGTTGACGTGGAACACAGACTCGATGTCGTTGACCAGCTCACGGGCCCGCGTCTCAGCGAACCACAGGGCCATCACCGTGTCCTGCTTGGCCTTGGTCTGGGGGAACCAGGTAACGAGCTGTTCGACGAGGGCTTTGGTGCCCTCGTTCTGGGAGCGGGAGGGGAGCCGGATCAGACCCCTGTCCTCCAGCGCACCGTCGAACAGCATGCTCATCGATGCGACGCCGAAGTCGGCGTCGTTCTTGTTGTTGCCTGTGAAGTGCTCTTTGAGGATCGTGCCACGGCTGCCGAGGAAGTTCCTCAGGTCACGGTTCTGCGTGACCATCAGGTTCATCGCGTTCTTCTCGATGACCCACTCGTGCATGTGGTACTTGACGGTCCAGTCCTTCAGCTTGTCGAAGAGGTCGTCCGGCTTCTGGTTGGGGGCAGTCCATACATCAAGGACATACCGCATCCCGGACATTCGATCAACGCCAAGTACGACGGCGGCAGCATGGCCTGTGATGGCAGGGTCGAAGCCCCCCACCACATAGAGTCCGTCCATGCCGTGGGGTCGATGTCCTGGGGCGCCTGGGGACATGAGTCCAGCAGCTCGCATCCCGTCGATACTAGCTGCCACCTTGTTGGCCGGGAAGATCGCATCTTCAACCACCTGCTCCTGCTGGTAGACCATCTTCCAGTTCTGGGCCGACGACGTTGCGCGTCGTCGTGCTAGCGACCTGCCTGAGTGCCAGGGGTAGAGTCCGTCTGCGTTCGCCTCCACCAGTCGTCTTGCTCCGAGCGAGACCGGGGGTCGGTTGGTGACGGGTGCGAGAACAACCCAGTCGTCTGGAGACTCAGCGAACTCCAGTACGGCTGGTTGGGTGAGATAGGTCCAAGGACTCTCTTCGTCCTGGCCATACCACTCTGGCTTCTGGATCTCGGAGTAGAGTTCGACTGGCGCAAGGCGCGTTCCAACGAGGAGTAGAACTCCTCCAGGATACGAAAGCCGGTTGATGACCTCTCGCTGGATCCAGTCGATCTGCTTCTCGAACTCATGAGCGTTCTTACCTGTCACTGTGTCGTCGAGGATGATGAGGTCAGCTCGGTTACCGTAGATCTGACCGTTCATGCCCAGAGCCTGCACGGTAGGCGTAGCCTCACCGGAGTCTCGGGCTTCTGCGTTCACGTAGATAGAGTCGGCGGTCCACGACGCGCTGTTCGCGTCGAACCCGCCCTCAGGGGCGAAGTCGTGCTGGAGCTTCTTGTAGGCAGGGTTCGCACCGGCGAGACGATCCTTGATCGCCCGGAGGAACCGCTTAGCCATCTCCTGGGTCTGTGACACGATGATGATACGGATGTTCGGGTCTTGGCAGATCCGCCACGTCGTATAGTTCACCGTGATGGTTGTGGACTTCGCATGCTCCGGAGGAGTGTTCACGATGATCATACCGGGGTCACCCGGCTTGTAGATCTGATTCGGGTGGAGGTCGCGTGGTTCGCGACCCTCCAGAACGTCGTACCACTGAAGCTGGTGACCGAAGAGCTTGGTGTCCAGGTACTCCTCACAGAACTCGGGGAAGTCTGGTACGTCCTTCTTCCCCGCTTCCGAACCAGCGGTCTCCATGAGACGGAGTCTGTTGTACTCAGCTCGGAAGTCCTTGTCGGACTCTCGGTAGTACTGAACAGCCTGCTTGGTGATACCCAGGTCGGAGATAGCCTTAGCTACAGGGATACCGTTCCTGAGGTACGTGAGGATGGTGTCCTTCTTCTCACGGACACTCCTGTTAACAGGTCTAGCCACTTGTCCTCCTATGCCTGATCCTCTTGACCCTTTGACGCTCCCCGGCCACAGGGCCGGGAGCTGACCAGCGGGGAGAGGTTCCGCGAACGGAGTGAGAGGCTAGTAGATACTGTTAGACACTGTAGGGGCAGCCTTGAAGGGCTGCCCTCCTGTGGTGCTCTCCAGTGGACTCCAGCGAACCGCTTCGCAGGTTCAATGGTTACATATATAGAGAGGGGGCCGACCGGGCCTGACGGACAGGGTCGTTACCAAACCTTTACCAAACTACTTCGGAGCGTAGTCACAGACCGGGGTCTTGGTCTACAGAGCGTGACGGTAGGGCAAGTTTTATGGCACATTTCTAGGGGGTCTCACACACTACCCCCGTGGCAGGGTTTAACAACCCCGGGTCCGATTCGTGGGCCTCCGTCCCTCATGTCCGATCCGTCCGGATGGTCATGGTGCGCACCAGATGGGCATGGTGGGGGATGGTGTGGGCAGGATGGGCCGAGATCCTCCGAGATCATGTGATATGTACTGATAGGCCACGCTATGTGTATGTATGGGCACAGATTGTCCACGATGTGGATAGTTTGCCCATGTTTGGGGTGGGGGACTATGTCCTGTCATGGTGGTGTGTGTATGTCATGACATTGTTGTACCATGGTTTGTACCACACACACGTGTAGGTATAGGGAACGTGCGCACACGCGTACACGTAGGGCTGTGGTGCGATAGCAAACGAAGGAAACACACCGCTACACCATGAGAATCCACGGATGTTTGGCTGATCGACCTTGGATTGTGAGGGCACGCGGCAGGCGTGCCTTGGATGTGCGGACTTCTGTACAGAACGTACGATCTCTGGGTGTGCACAACCTCTCCCCGCCCCGACCTGGCAGTCCCATGATTCTTTGGGGAATCTGGGCGTTTGCTGGGGGTGCCACACCTGCAAACTTAGGTCTACCTAACCATGCTCTGACCTGCGATGCTTGACCGAACCAGTGCAAAGGGTGTCTCTGGTGTTCAGCAAGACGGCCCGCCGGAACGGGGGCCGAGATCCTAGACAACTCCAGAGCACGTGTGAGACAGTCGAGCCATCGCCCTCTTCGGAGGGCGTCACTGGGGCCACAAAGGCCGCTGGTGCGGGGACTGAGCCAGACACCCTTCGGGGCTAAAACGAGGCTCACAAGCGCACACACAGCGCCCTAGGCGCCACCCCATCTGGGGCAGGGCTTGACAAGCCTCACAGACTCTGGAACAGTCAGGGTCAGCACAACGAACGAGATCCCGGCGAGGGGTGGCTTAGCCTATACGGCGAAGCACTCAGCCGCTCACAGGGGTTGGGTGGGACCTTCCTGAAAGCCTGTAACAGGCCGGAGGGCCTGCGGTGAACGTTACTCGGGGTCATAACTCGGGGACGGGACAGCATCCGCAGGAGTCGGAGAACACCAGGGCTGATCTTTGAGAACTCAATAGGGAGCAGTGTGTGAGCTGAACGGCTCGCCGCTAGGGCGTCAGCACATGCTTGACATGTGCCACGTCGCTCAGCTGGACTCCAGGGTGTACCCCAGAGGCGGCTGACACCGAACGCGGTCTAGTAGGTTCACACATAGTCCAATTCCCTGTAAGAGCCATCGGCTACAGGTGGGGGTGTGCCCCCGAGACGACGAACGGCAGACTCTTTGGGTCGCCCCCCGAGCGTACGAACGCACACCATCTGTCCCACCTGTAGCCTCTTGGCTCCGCAGGGACACCGCTTATGCGGTGTCTCAGAGCCTGCAACCTTGTTGCTGGGCGAGAGATGAAGGAGAAGATCATGCAATACACAGTGATCACCCTCGTGGACGGTGACCGAGTGGCCACCAACAGGTTCGTCCTGGTGGAGCACCTCGCATACCACACCGGACTGATCGGTGTGGACCTGATCGAATTCGAGCACTCTCTGAAGACGACAGGCCAGGCCATGCACGTCCAGCGTGACGCTGACGGCGTCACGGTTGTCATCGCACACGAGGAGATCTGATCATGGTCAACGTGCTTCACGTCGCCACCAGCGTTACCGGCGTCACCGTAGGACTCCGTAAGGACGGCTCTCGGGCCGTCCTGTACGACGACACCGACTACATCAAGTGGTTCAGCGCCGAGGAGTTCAGCAGCACGTTCGAGGTGGTCTGATGGATCAGACAGCCAAGATGATCCTCGGCGCCGTTCTCGGCACCGGGATCGGCACTGTGATCGCTATCGCGTTCATGTGGTGGCTGATCGAGTGGAACAGCAGGCGAGACTTGCGTAAGCGGGTCGAACGAGTGAAGAGTGAGTGGTACGACTAAGGACGAAACGCCCTTCGGGGCGTCTGCGGGTAACAGCCCGTACTGATGAGTCCAGTCTGACTCAGGGGAAGGACAACGTCATGACGATCAACCTTACCGCCTCCGTCGTTCGTGAGGGCCTGCTGGCTCTCGTCGAGCAGGAGGGCGAGGACTTCGTCTATGAGGGTGTGAAGCAGCACGACGGCTACCCGAAGTGCGTGTACGTCCGGAACGGTGAGCCTGACTGCATTGTCGGTCGGCTCCTCGCCAACCTGGGTGTGCCCGTGGATCGGCTGGTGGAAGCTGATGAAGATCAGTACATGACCGGCGTCCCTGCGGCCCAGCTTCTCGGTGAACTGAGGGAGGAGGGTGTCATCACCCTTGCCACCGGTGAGGGCGTCGCAAACGCCCTTGCACAGGTGCAACACCTCCAGGACTCCAGGATCGCATGGGGTGCGGCCGTCGACAGCGGCCTTGTGTACCTGAAGTAAGTACCACAGCCCTGACCAGCAGACACTAGGGTGCGAGTCCCTAGCAGGGCACTGGACGCTCATCTGAGCGTCTTTGCATGATGGCTACAGGAGGGCATTATGGAAACCGTGACTGCCTACGACATTGCCACCGACCTGTTTTACATGGTCAAGGATGGCATCGGAGGCACCGTGGCTGACGATCTCAGCGCTCTCCCCGTAACCGGTTACTGGATCGGCGGGGAGGGGTCTGCGCTGGTCTACGACTCGGTTGACGCTGTCGATCGGGGCGAGGTCGGTTGGTGGGTTGGTAACAACGCCCACGCCAGCTACTACGGCGTGTGGGTTGACCAGGAGGACGGTAAGGTGTACTTTGACGCCGTCACCCACATGTACAACCTCGGTCCCGCGATGGATCTCGGAGCCGTTCGAGGCGAGAAAGCCATCTGGGAGATCCACAACAACAAGGAAATTAGGCTTCCGTAGGAAGCCGAGGCGTGCGACTATGTCGCTAAGCGCGTCTCCCCTAGCTAGAGGCGCTGTCCTAGCTGGGTGAGTCAGGGCCGATAAGTAGGCCCAAAGGGTGAGCGGCACACATCAGGGTTCGAGTCCCTGACACCCGCTGGCACGTCAGTGCCTAACCCAAGGGAAATGAGGACACTGTGAACGAGAAGACTCTCATCAGGGTGGTCGGTACGATCTTCGCCCTGATATTGCTACTCGTTGTGGGCTTCGCCGCATGCTCGGCCGGTTCCGGTCCCGCTTACCAGGGGCCCGGCATCGAGATCGACGTGGACGGCAACAAGAAGTACAAGCCCGGATACAAGACTTGGCCCAACTACAAGGCACCCTCCTTCAAGAAGCGGTGACGTGATGAGCCTTCACTTGTACATCGGCAGGGTTCACATCTGGATCGACGTCAGGCTGATCGTGTTCATCCTGGGATTCGTCCTGGGTGCACTGATCCTCTAGCTTGACAGGGTGACCGGCAGACAGCTAGGTTCGAGTCCTAGCCACCCACTGGGAGCGCTACAGGGGCGCTCCCTAGAGGAGGACGTTATGAGCACCAAGCTCCGCACGTACTACATGGACGACGCTGTCTTCAACCTGGGACAGGTCATCGAGACTGCCAAGGAGCGGCTTGAGGGTGTCGACTTTGACACCCTGGTCGGTACCGGCTTCTCGGGTGGCATCGTCATCCCCTCTCTCGCTCTCGCCCTGAACAAGAACTTCGTCCTGATCCGTAAGGAGACGGACGACTCTCACCACGGCAGGGGGCGTCTTCTCGGACAGCTCGGCGCCCGCTGGATCTTCGTGGACGACTTCGTGTCGTCCGGCAGGACTCGCAACCGGGTGATCGAGAAGATCGAGAAGGCCGCGCACGAGTACGAGACGGCTACCAAGTTCGTCGGGCAGTACATGTACATCAACTACTCCGAGGCTGGACCGGTGTTCGAGGACACCGAGACCGGCCACGGCGGCTACGGTTGGTAAGGTTTAGGTAGCCAGGATGGCATACACCCAGGTTCGAGTCCTGGGCTGGCACTGGCTCGCCCCCCTGGCGAGCCTGAACGAAGGGATTGGCATGCCTTTCTTCGACTACCGTCAGAACAACTCGGGCGGCGGCTTCGACTTCGACGACGACAAGGGCGTAAGCCTGACCGTTATCATCGAGGCCGACAGCGCCGAGGAGGCGAACGATAAGGCTCAGTCCATCGGCCTGTACTTCGACGGGGCGGGCGACTGCTCCACCTGCGGGTGCCGGTGGTATGACGCTTACGGCGAGGGGGACAAGGTTCCCAGCACGTACGGAACTCCACTCTCCGACTACGACTTCAGCTTCGATCGCAGTTGGGCTAGGGGTCGTCCGGCGGCGTACGTCCACTTTGCTGACGGCCTGGTGCAGGCGTACGGCCTGCCCGAGAAGGAACTGAACTAAGCAACAAGCGATTTCAGGCTCGCCTGA